TGTCGCTTTTGCGTGCGAAGGCTCTGTCTCTTGCGTATGAACATCCCTGTTGCCCCATCCTGAGTGTTCTCGCGCTCCGAGTGCTACATCTCACTGCCCGGTACGCCCCGCGGTTTGAAGGAAACACTTACGAGCGTGAACTCTTCATTGAGGCACAGAGATTCGAGTCCGAAACGTATCAGTTGCTCAAGCGTGGACCCACAGCACAAACACGCAGCGACTTCGCAGAGACATTCGGTGTTCCCCTCTGGCAACAGCTAGCAGTAGAGCGGGAGCTTTCGGTCATGGGACTTGGGGAGATCTCAGGTACAGCCACACTCAGTTTGTTCGACGAACAGTATGAGGACTGCCGTCGTTACTATGAGGAGTTTTGCCATCACGGCAGAGTGTGGACGTTTTAGAGCACCTGGGGGGTTGCACCCTACAGCGGTCTTCGGACTAGAGCCTCACCTCGTTAAACTGTGCAAAACCTCACATGTCGGGGGCTGGCATTGCCTCCTTGACCGGCTGGCAAGTGGGGTCGACAACACCTGTCGACCTCCCCGACTGCCCGTTATGCTGCGATAAAGCTATTGGGTCTTCCAGGGGGCGCAACGCCCGGACCAAAACGGTGGCGCTGGTCGCCTTAATACTTCCGTGCTAACCAAAATGCCGAGAGACTGCACGGCTCCGATACCTGGATGATGTACAGTCCCCTTTCTGGAGTAGGGTACCCAATACGACTCCAACGAACTCGCACCGCACCATTGGAACATAGCGTCTCGCTTACAATGGAAGTTTCAGCTGCAAAACGTTCAGACCTTCTCCAAAACCTGGTTGACTCAAGGCAGATCACGCCCGATGGCAAGGAATGGCTTACCTTGGCCCTCGATCCGTTTCACGACTACAGTCACCAGGTGGCTGGCTACCCCGACGCCGACTGCTCGCAGACGGTGGTCAGCTGCTACCAGTACCAAGCCACTGTATCAGTACCTGCCGGAGTTGCTGCCGGCGCCACCTGGGACATGCATGTGTACAACTTGCCCGTAGGTGACTCCAAGGCGTTCTCGGTGAACAACCTGGATGGAACCTGGTACTTTTATACTGAGCCTACCA